TACTGGATCGTTATCGAAGTTACCGTCTTGCACAGAAACAAATACGCCAGCGTCACCGCCGCCAGTTCCTGTGGTGCTATCGAGAACATCGAATTCCAAAACGGAATACATGTTCACGACATTGTGATCAGAATATTGTCTGAATGGTAGAATTCGTAATGCCATAATTTTATGTGGTTAAAAATTTAAGAAATTTCAATATTGTCGCGGCTGAAAGCAGCCTTGAACTTGTCGCGTATGCTGGCCTCCTCGGAAGCAACAGCTTCGTTAGAATTAGCAACAGGCGCGTCAGTGGTCTCAGCAGCATCCAGAGCATCTTCAACCTCTACCTCCTCGGTAGAAGCATTAGAAACTCTTTTAGCGACTTCCTCGTCAATACGAGCCTGAATTTGAGCATCAAACTCAGCCTGAACTTCTTTGTCCTTATGTTTCCACAGGACTGAGAGCTTAGAAGCAAAAGCCTCATAAGACTCTTGATCTTCTAATCCCTTAAGTTCAGTAGCAAGAAACTCACGATCTTGATCATCAAGTTCGAATTTCGAATCAATGTCTTCCATGCGCTGATTGAAAGAGGCAACAGCCTCTACTGCTCGCTTCTCATTTTCAAAGTGAGAAATGCGCTCATTAGCTGCACCAAGCTTTTCTTCTAATTCAGCAACAGAAGACTTAATGTCTTCATATTCCTTGATTTTTCCCTCCTTAGCCGCCTTTTCTGCTTCAATCTCTTTGCGGTATTGTTCGTCCCGCTCTCGGATTGCATCAGCAAAGGTATCGGTCATGGAAGCTACCGCTTCCTTAGAGAATTTCTTCTCACTAAGAAGATCCTTCAGTTCGTTGAGAGTCTTTTCAAGTTCCATATTAATGATGTTCTTTTCGTCTTTTACATTTAAATTATTATTTTGTGAAATTTTATCCCTTTTATCGTTTATAAAAACTTCTGTCTTTTCAGGACTAGACGAATACAAACCCTTAACCTCTGCGGCAGGGTTCAGTGTATAAGCTATTCCCAAAGGATAAATATCACCAAGAATTAATCTATTAATTACCTCTCCTTTGTCTGTTGTCCCATTACCCCCATAGCTTCTTAAAAAGCCTCGTAATTCTTCCATTTCATCAGGATCTGAAACTATTCTAGCCTCACTTAAAATATCGCTTCCTACAGCTAAAACATATTCACTAAATCCAACCTCCCAACTAGCCGAAACCTTTTGGTAGCTGGAGCTATCAGGATCTAATGATTTTTCTACTAAATCAGTAAAATTTGGGTTAACTGTTTTATATAAGACGGCCCCCAAAGAAATATTAAAAGGTTCTTTTAGGTTTTTAGCTATCTCTTCTGTTAAAAGTTCGCTGGAACCAAAAGCACTATAACCAGCAGAAACAATATGACCCACCACCTTTTGTTTATCATGCTCAATGTTAGTGGGCTTGTGAACAAACTTGTTGGTATATTTAACGGCGGTAGAAGCATCCATTCCGTCACCATTTTTATTAAATTTATTTATAAGAGCCGCATTAAAAGCAACCCCCATTAAATCTACATTTTCATCATAGTTAATGTTTTTTGGAACTAATGGCTCCAAGTTCTCAAGAGATGCTTTGGAAATAAGTGATGATTCGCTAATTTCACAAGCTAACAAAGGAGCCTCAAAAGTAGTGGTGTATTTGTAATCCATTATTTTTTCTCCATCCAGCTTTTAGGTAGAGCACTTTCTGCTCCTATTTTTTTAGCCCTTCGTATAAGCTTGCTTTTAAACTCTTCAAAAGTCATTGACCCCTCATATCGACCCCAGCTGCTAACAGCATTTTTTACATCTCTAGCTGACAACACTGGGAAAGATCTTCTTTTGGGGTCAAGAAAGTCACTATCTTTTAATTCACTTCTTTTTTTTTACCGAATCTTTCGGCGGCAATATCTGTGAGCATCTGAGCATAACTCTTTTTAGGGGTAATTTTCTTTTTCATATCTCCCCCACCGTATCCACCATCAGCTTCTTTTTTACCTTTTTTACGGAGTAACTCAAAGTCCTCCTTGGTGATCTTGCCATCTTTGTTTTTATCTAAACCAGATTTTTGCTTGCTCGTCATGTCAGCTTTAGCTGGCTTACCTTTGTATTCTCCGTCTTTAGCTGTCTCAGCTAAAATTGGCTTGGGTGGATATCCTCTAATTGCATCTCCTTCCACCTTTTCCTTGGAATCCTTATCGAACTTCATGTCCTTTTTGAGAGCCTTCTTTTCTGCATCCTTCTTTTCGGAAGGCTTGCCTTTTTCGAGTTTTTTGATTTTGCTCTTATCGTCTTCAATAGCATCTTTTTCATGCTCCTCCTTCTCCTTTTTGGTGTCCTTTTTAAGTTCTTTCTTGTCGATTTTATCAAATTGCTGCTTGGTCTTTTCGGCCTCAGTAATGGAAATCTCAATAGAATTCTCGTTGAAGGAGTGGCTTGCTTTAAGGTTTTGCTTCATGGCTGTGATATAAAATGGCTGATGGATATGTTTCTAAGGAATGTGTTGCTGAAATTTCTAAAACTTCTTTCAAAGTGTTAAGATTTTCAATTTCGTTAAAATCCTTTACACAAGATTCCAAGGTTTCTGCCCAATATTCTTTGGTCTGAGAGCAAACTATAGATTCACAAAGAGTGCTCACCATATCTGATTGCTCATCAGAAAGCTCGTTAGCTTTAAGTTTTTTCTTCATATAGTCTTTCGCTTCATGAATTAGATTATCTATATCATAGATAGTCTGTTGAATATTCGCTCTAGAATACTGTGCGTTTGTAATTGGTATATCTGTAGTTCCTTCTGGCCTACCCGCTTCTTTTCTTGGCCCAGTTTTTTGACCCCCCGCAGGAGCAATAACAGGAACTCCACCAACTATCGGGTTATAATATCCCTGCTCCCGCTCTTCTAGGAAGTCTTTCTGAGCATCATTAAGCTCATCTGGCTCTGGAAAACGACCATTATGAAACATCTCCATCCCTTGCTTTGGAGTAATAATTCCCAACTCCATTAACCTTGTAGACGCTCTCATAAGTTGCACCTCGTCCCTCATGTCAATATCTTTCATCTTGGCTTCAGGCCACGAACGGAAACCTAAGTCTTTTGCTATTCTTTTTATCTCTCTATTGAGAAACTCATTTAAAAATCCATAGCGAGACTCTTGCAATCTATCAATAAAGATTTGAGCCTTAACCTGTGTTGAATTAAACTTCTCTTCGCCAACAACGATATTTTGAAGACCCTGCTTAATGTCCTCGTTGAGAATTTGATATTTTTCTGGACCTAATACCAAGTTTAACTCAGGAATAATAAATTCAGCCTTAGTTGTGTAGTCTGATACTAATACACGGCCTACGCTTTCATTTTTAAAAAGATCCTGCATCGCGGCCATGTTGTTGGGGTTAACCCCACCTTTGTCTGGATCTGCGCCCATAGTGATTAACAAAATCACATTTTCTACAGTCCTAGTAATAGCCTGATCCATTTTTTTAAGTTCTAGTTTCGCATTAATGTCTTCCAGAACTGGAAACCCAAAAGGAACAGCAAAAGGCTCATAATCCTGTTTCTTGTAAAAAGAGTAAGAAAGTTTAGTGGGGTCCAAGTTTAATTCGATCCCTTTTCTTGTATAAGAACCGTCTCTTATTGATTCTTTCGCTTCTGTATCTAACGCTTCAAAAATTCCAAAATCCTCATCGGTTTGAGGGTTTGCTAGTCTAGCAACCTCATATTCAGATAATATTTTCTTATAAACGCCTCCTTCAGTAAACCCTGTGGCTCTCGTAGCTATAATATCATAAGGGTTAAGCAAAATGTAACGAAGAGGAATATTGTTGGCAGATGGATTGATTGATCCAACTTGGTTCATTAATTTTGCGTAATCTTCGGCTTTAAATTTTCCGTCTACGCGATATAGAAAAATGTTTCCACTCCTGTAGTATTCTCTAAAATACTGGTCCTTGAGGTTAATAATATTAATTCTTTTAAACCACTCGTAAAAAAACTCTCGGCTTTTTCTGGTCCCTCCTTCTAGATAAATATCCGTGTTTGTAAACTCAGACATTATGTCTATAGCATTCCTAAAGACTGCAACATTAGCATACGCTTTCTGGCATAGCTCAATAGCATCTCTGCAAGTTACCCCATCAGACGCATATTCATAAGGCAACATTCCCACACGAATGCTTGAAAACCTATCTTTTGGGTTTCTGAAAGCTACGCGATTCTTTCGTGTCCCCTTAAAACCCACATCACTAATGCTTTGCCTTCTTGCTTTAGAAACTTCACCATAAGAAGCATCTGAAGTGTAAAAAGGCTCTCCCAGAAGTTCTGGAGAAATATGCGAGCTAGGTGGAAGAGAGGGGTGGTCTTGG